GGAATGGTGTATACTTTATAAAGTTTTTAAGTTTATTTGTTTCCATTTCATTCACGAAAGTTTGAGCCAATGCATTTTCTTGGTCGAACAAAGGTTTTGCTTGAGCCAACCAATATGCATCAAATTCTTGTGATATGTTTGTGTTACTACCCGCAGTCCCAAGTAATTTATTGTTATTAATTATATTACCAATCAGAGCGTTTTTAAATGTTTGATAATTTTCACTTTTTAAATCATTTGACAACAACATATATTCTCTTTTGAAGGGTAATGATATGAATTGATTATCTTTAGAGTATTGATTGAAAACAACACTTTCTAAAGATTTGGCAGTAGTATTTTCTTTTGTTTCACCATAAACAAGATGTCCCTTATATAAATTCCCCTGATAATTAAATTCTGACAACGATGTTGACGCGGAATAGAATTCGTTCAGATTTCTTTTTATTTTAATAATGTCTTCAGTCATTTCTATTTGAGTATCAGCCGCGGTGCTACCGGCGCTTACTTGAGTTGTTCCACTTACTTTATATAATTTTAAAAATCCATTTTTTTGTTGTAGTCCATCAAGTTGAGTTCCCGGTCCAGTATTATATGGTGCAGTATTTGCTCGACTTACGAATTGTAAATAAGTTTGTTGAGCATTCACCATGTCTTGATTTATTTTAGTTAAGGCATTTTGGAATGTTCCTTTTTTATTTTTGACATAGTTAACAAAATTCTTTCTCAGTTCTCTGATTGCCTTTTCATTGAATTGTTTTTGTGGTCTTGTAATGAAGAACATAAATGGGTCTTGAGTAGCTTCAGTCGTTGATTCAATATTTCCAATGAAATCGTTGGTAACTTTATCAATTATTTGTTGAATTGAATCGGGTTTACCAAATAGATAGACATCGTCACTTGTTGTAACCAAGAAATTACCTTTGGTATAAATTCTTGATGTGCTCCAATTCTGTAATATAGCATTATTATATTGATTCAGAGCATCTCTACTCTTATTAACAACCGTTTGGAAATATGTTTGTGTTGTTGAAACAAAATTATCCATAAATTGTTGATACGATATTGTTCCAGTCTCTCCGCTAGCAGTTATAACGGTAGTTATTCTATCACCAATCGTATTTTCGTTTGATTGACCATTAAGATTTGGAACCTGATTAACCGTTGGTGCCGCAGCTTGGTTAACCAATTGTAGGAACTCTTTATCTAAAACCTTGAGACTATCATCAGTCACATCTGCTCTATCGTCCCACATTTCAGTATTAGCATAATAGTTGAATGTTAATGCGTTCTGTAATTTATCAATTGACTCTTTCAATCCACTACCTCCAACAAACTTGAAGGACATTGTAATGTTTGCAATCATCGGTTGAACCCCGATTCCCTCCGGGTTAATATCCAAACTTTCATATGAAATCTGAAGTCCATCAGGAATTATTTTGGTATTGTAAAAATCTCCGATTCTTAAAACTAAAACAGGTGGTGCACCAAAGGCTGTATTTACGGCATCATTGAATTGTAATTCTTGTTTTCCTCCAACTTCTTTTACTGTTGGGATTGTATCACCAGGTCTCATACATTGTTGTAAGAATGTAAGCCTCGAATTTAAACCTTCCGGTGTTGTGGAGTGAAATGCAGGTTGGAAAAATTTAAGTTTTTCTTTAAGGGAGTCGAAAACCATAGGCGTTTCTTCTTTAATAGTTTCAAAATAATCACACTCAGATAATAATGTTCTGAGCACCCTTTTAGTAATATTATCAGGTTTTCTAATTTTAGTCTCAATATTCTGGCCAGCTATTGGTCTCAGAGGTTCATTTCCAGGTCCACCAGCTGGTTGTGATGGTTGTGCAGGTTGTTGATTTGGAACACCTGTTGTCGCAACGATTGATGAAATACTGACTCTTCTACATCCCATTGCATCCACTGAATATATCTGTGAATTATTATTTGCACTTTTACTGTCCGTATTTCCACTACAAGTATATTGTCTGTCGTCAAATCTTTTTTCTTTTGGTAACCATCTTTTTCCGTTGGCATTTTCTCCCAAAGGCACTTGTTTGAATTTTATTCTTCCGGTGTTGATAAATTTGCTCAAAGATGGTTCTGACTGAAAGTATTTTATAACAGAATCTATTCTTCTTTCTGATAACGTCAAATTATATGTTTCTTTACCAGCACTAGACGCACTACCTTCAAGAGTAATTGTAACAACTCTATTGGGATTATTCTCCAACGTGCTAGCTAACTGAACAAAGAAGTTATCTTTAACTTCCTTATAGTTTGTTTCAATTACGTCAGTGAAGAAATTTTGTAAATTATCTTGACTATATTGAGCACTTTTTTTCTGCCCCTCATAAATATTATAGTATTCAGGATAACTAGACACCGTGCCCTGACTAACAGGGTCGTTGTTCGGAAAATATAACGAAAAGTTTTGGAACTGTTTTAAATCGTCACTTGGTGTATTTTGACTTGGTTCGGCAACTAATGTTGCTTGATTACCTGAATTGTCCTTACCTGTGGCTACACTGTCTCTAACGAACCCTAACTGTTCTTTACTTAAATCTCCTGAATTAATAATTTGTTGTAATTCATTCAATTCTCCTGGTGAAACTGTATAATATTTTTTTGCTAATTCATATAAATCATATTTTCTACAACCAGCAAAGAAAGATTCGAGAATACTGTTGACTCTGTTTTTATTCGTTTCATTACTTAAAACTTTATTAACTATGATGTTTAAAACAGACGGATGGTCAACAACTATCTTCCATGTCAAAGAACCTGTTCTTTGTGTATTAGTATAGGTATATACAGGTTCAGGTCTTCCTAAAAAGTCCGTTGATTTCCAGTTTGCACTCACAGACTCATTGAATGTTAACCCATATGGTGGAAACCACATAACCCTACCACTATTAGGTCCTCTCTCACATATAGGTAATTCAGTTACACTGAAACCTGGTGTTGCTGATGTTCTCCACGCTAAATTTTCTATTGAGAACATATATTTTTTGGCATAGGACACACCAGCAGCGGTGTCTAAAACTAAGTTTGTAGAATCTTGTCCTCCTTCTCTTTTATTTGGAGCAATGTTCAAATTGTATGTCGAATCCATTACGGAGTATGCAAATTTCCTACCTTGTGTAGTCATGCCATCCGTCTTCTGTAAATCGTTGTATTGAAGGTATGGAATATCTTTTGCAAAGACTCTGCAGTATTCTGTTCCGACTTCTTGTCCGATTGAACCTGTATAAGTTAATACTCTTGAACCCTTAGTCATTTCATTATATCCGTCATGGAATATTTTACTTACTTGGTCAATTGCATTACCAACGTGTTGTAATCTCCTACCACCCTGTGGTTGGCTATCAATAATTCTTTGAGTATCGTCAAGAATTGACCCTTGTTTGAATTCAATATTGGTAGATTCAGTGCTGTTGTATGACGATGGTTTAAAGTCTTGGTCTTGGTCAAGTATTTCACCACCTATACCAACCTTCTTACCAGCATTATCTTTGTATTTTGGAGAGACCCATGTGAATCCTCCTTCAATACCACCACCATTACTATATGTTGGTCCATTAGCAGCAAGCTTTATTTCTCTGCTAACACCTTCATAAAGTTGAGCCAACTCAGATGGTCCATAAACGGGAGTTTCTTGCTCTTGTCCATAAGCATTTGTTGGTATGTCTCCACCAGGTGAAAACACTCTTGATGGGTCAGATGTTGTTGAACCAACATAAAAATTACTGTTCGATTCTACGGTTCCAACTAATGCTCCCGCCAATCTATCAAAAATAGTTCTTTGATAATTCGGCTTGTATTTGTTATAATCAATATTATCAAATAACCTAGATTTTTGACCTCCACCTGTATTATTCAAAAACAATTGTGAACCCGACTTATCAGCACCTACAAGTCTATTAAAAAACTTACCAACAGCAGACCTTCTGAATGCATTTGTTAATTGTTGTATTGTGGTTGGTTGTCTTTGATTAATTAGAGGGTCAAAATATGAACCAGGAATTGTTGATGTTGGTATTATAGTTCCTGCTAATCTTAATGCAAAGTCCGTTGCAGCTAAGATAGGATTAGCCGGAACTGTGATTTGATAGTTTGGCTCGAGTAAAGGAACTCTTCCTGTAATTAAGTTGAGAATATCTGTTCCACCTCTTACATTAAATGCATTGATTCTACCTATAGTATTTTGTCTGATACCTGTAGCAATTCTTCTTTGAAATTCTGCTCTCAGGGTTTCAGCACCTAATTTAGCTATAAATGAATCTTGTGATAAAAGACCGTTCGTTCCTTGTGGGTCAGGTGATAATAAAATTGATACAGGACTGTATGTTGAAGGAACAAAGGTTGTTGGATACGGTTGGTTATTGTATAGAGCGGTTGCTTGTGGTCTATTCATTGAATCGAAGAATTCCGCACTATCCAAAGGTAATTCACCACCATTAGAGAAAACATTGAGTGGTTTCCATTTTTGTGACTCTGGTAAAGATTGTCCTAAGATATTAGCATCTTGATACCCATATTCACCTTCGTTTGATTTGGTATTTAATAATCCTCCTGGGTCAGGAACTTGTTCATACCCACCCTCGTTACCATATTGATTGAGGGGATATAATTTATTGGCATAACTTGGTTCATCGATTAAATTATCAGGACTATCAACTACGGATGTGTCAGATTGAATATATTCGTAGTTTGTTGGTGGCGTAGTTCTACTTGGAGACTTAGCATATGGTGCTAAGTTCTTCGTTATAAGTTTTTTTCTGAACCCTTCTGAGCTGACTAAATCTAACGGACTACCCATTAATTGTTTTTATTATAAATAGGTTATTCCTATTTTTTATTTGATTCTGTCAGGTGTAATCTTAGATTGTTCCGCAACAATTTCAAAGATTCTTTCCTTTAATGTTACTGAAGCTTTACTCAACATATCTTCGATAATTTTAGGACTAGCACCTGTTGCCGTCACGTTTATATCAATTTTTCCACTTATTGGTTTGACCTCAACAGTTTCGTTTACACTAACACCTCCACCACCTACTACACCACCTTTTCCTGTAGAGACACTTTCAGCAGTTTTATTTCTACCAAATATAAAATCATTATCGATTGTTGGCTCCTTAGTTGCAACAACTCCTGTCTTTGCACGTTCTGGTGATGTTTTTTTGGTAGGAATTTTATCCGAATCTAAAAATTTGAAAAGAGAATCAATTTGTTTTGCGAAAGGTAAACTACCTCCCGCAACACTCTTGGCTGCGTTTTTGAATTCCGCTAAAAGACTTCCTCCTGTGTTAGTGATTTCTTTCTCTATCTTATCGAGTGCTTCTTTTCGTTTTGTCTCATCTTTTCCTGCTTCTGCTAATTCTTTTGAGAATTTTTCAACCTTTTCTACATATTCGTCGTTGAAAAATTCTCCCGCAACTTTTGTTCCTGTTTTTCTTGTGCCCGCTGATAATTTCGAAATATTAGCAAGAGCTGTGTTATTACCTGTTATACCCCTAAGAATTTTCTCATTTATCTCCTTTAAGTTGGCCAACATACCTTCTTGTATGTTTAATTGATTCCTTTGCACATCTTCTATGGTAGTGTCCTGTTTTGTTTTTTCAGCGTCTAATGTCGCTTTAAGTTGTTGTTCATTAACGTCGGCTAACTTTTTATACACGTCTTTACCGTCTTCCTTCACTTTTATCTCATATCCGCCTTTACCCATTCTGGATAAATTTGTAATTAATTTTTGGTCGTCTTCACTAAACCCTCCAATCTTTCCCGTTTTTTTAATATCACCCAATCTTTTATCAAAATCTGCAGCAGAAAGTGCCGCTTCTCTCATTGCCTTGGCACTTACACCTGTTTGTGCTTCCATTTCTCTTAGGGTCAAAATGCCTTGAGGGTTAATTTTGAATTGTTTAGCCTCCTCATCAAAATATGTAAATTGTTTTGCAACATTGATTAAAGAATCTTGAAGACCTGATGGGTCGTTAATTGATTGATTCATTAACATGAACGGGTCAGTAAGATTCCCTGCGGATACACCAAGTCTTTGGAATGCTGAAGCCACCTCAATCGCCTTATCGGGGTCTAAAACTTTATCAGCTAATTCGAATGTTTCTTTCATATCAAACCTTAACATAGACGCCTGTGCTGCCATCTTTGTCAACCCTCTGACTCCACCTTCAAAATTGAAACGTGATAATTGGTCTGTGTTTGCCAAAACATCTCCCATAACTGCTTTAGCATTGACACCGATACTGTTAACATAACTTATCGAATTTACTACGTTTTCAGACACGTCTGAAAACATTATACCGACTTTAGCAAACCCATCCACAAGTTTACTGACATCTTGTCCTATAACTTTACCTGTGGCAAACAATTCTCGAATGTCTTCTTTCGACGCTAAAACATTTCTTCTTGAACCAGCAGCTACTTCTGCAATAGTTTTTCCCGCATCCTCAAATTTACCACCGAGTCCCACAATCTCAGGACCTACTTCGGTGACCGCCTTCATCATTTCTTGGATTCTCCCCCTGTTACCTATGAATGATTTGTTCAATCCATCGGCAGCCATTGTAATTTCAAATATCTTTTGAGGAATCTCCTTAAGGGGGTCTCCAAGTCTAGTAAATTCCGCCTTGAGTTTGTCCACAGCGGATTGTAAATTAGTTACACTATTTAATTCCGCTTCGTTTGTGTCTGGTTTGGTTTCAAACATAATGATGTTTATTTCCTATAAATAGATAAAGGACTAAAATTTAGTCCTTTCTATTAATTTCTATCCATTTATCCAAGAGATATTTCCTCATAAAAATTGGCATTGAGATAAAATCTTGGTATGTAATCTTTAGTAATGTATTCAAATAAAAGAATTCATCGAGTTGTCCTTTCCTATAATCAGAAGAAAGGGCGAAAAAATTCAACCCCAAAACCAACATTAACTGCTAGTCTTTCTCCTGATGGGGCTGTTACTTCTTTGAACATATTAAGTCTTGGTTCGTTTTCGTTCATGAATGTCCTCACATATTTTGAGTCAGCAATGGGCATGTTTTCGATGAACTTAATAATCTCTACTTTATCTGTCACCCCATCAATCTCAACAATCTGTCTTTGTAACCTCCATGTGATTCTTGGAGCAATTCTTCCAAGAGGATAACTGTCAGCCATTTTTGAAATTTCGTTAATTTCACCATAAGTCATTGGTTTTAATTTAACTGTAGCTCCTGACTTTGGTAACTTTGTCGTAAAGGTTCCATCCTCGGAAGGTTCTTGTCCCTTGATAATTGGAAGTGAATCAAGAACAATTTTAGCTGTGAATTGTTTTTTTGTATTCGGGTCAGTCAAAGACATGTCTATTTCTGGACCGAAAGAAGTGTTTCTTAAGAAGACCAAAATTGCTTCGATGTCCCCTTCTAACAAATCGTCAACTCTAACGTCTGGTTCATATATTTTAGACCTCAATAAAGTTGCGGTAATGTCATCCGCACCACCCATGAGAATGTTCTCATCGGACGCAGTTAGATAACCAACTTTGAGTGATTTCTTTTTATTTTTATAAAATACTCCCTGTGATGGTAGGGGCACCATGTCGTGTGGTAATGTGAAATTTTCTTGACCGTAGTCTCTTGCTTGATTTTCCATATAAAAAAATAACCGTAAAGTTTATGTCTTTACGGTTAAATATAATTAGTATTGATTTTTTGTATATAGTATTAGTATACTAACACGCAACGGTCAGGACGAAGACTGGCTGAAATGTCTGCCAAAGCGTCTGTGTTGTAAGCTAACGTTCCGAAGTTTACACTCGTTAAGAATGTTCCGTATAAAATCCACTTTTCCACAACAACTCCTGTTGGGTCCAAAAGCTCAAGGTCGATATCTCTCTTGTATCCCGCAGCATAACCCATACGACCTGTCACAGATTCAGCGTGTAGACGAACCCACTCCATAAGTGCTTGAGCTGCAGAAGGACCAATTGGGTCTCTGAATTTAACAGGGATTTCGTCCCAAGTGAATCTACCAGCCACATATGTAGAAGTGTTTAAGAATGGAATTTCTGTAGATACGATTTTGATTGATGGTCTTGATGTTGATTCAACAAACCACTCATTAATACCTAAACTCGAAGGAAATCTTAGAATGAATCGATTCTGGCGTTTCGGTTCGTAAGGTATCGGCATTTTCATTAATAAATCAGCCATGTTATATTAGTTTTGTTTTTTTCTCGTTTATATGTTATAAATATAGTCTTATGGAAAAATATATTACTTTACTTTTTTTTCTGAAAGAATATTCTTTATTTAACTTCCTTTTTAATTCCTCCAGCTGTAGAATAAGTCTTAACTAGATTATCTGGTTTATCTTTAAAGTGTTTACTCATTACTTCTACGTTTTTAGGGTCATCGTCTGAAAATCCTATAACTGGTTTAGATGGAACGAATTTATTACCTATATCTTTTTTAAGAAATGCTTTCTTATTTAATACTGCAGCCATTCCTTTAATATAACTCACAAAATCATCCATCGCAATAACCTTTAACTCTTCAGGACTTGCCGCACCCTTGTCGTCTCCAAAAGAAACGGGGTGGAATTTGTTGAGTTCTAAATAAGATTTTATTAAATCATCATCACTCATTTCTCCCTCATCGACGAACGACCTATATTTTCTAAGGTTCTTCAGAAGACTCTCCTTACTTATACCATTGAAATCATTTATAATGTAATTGTAGACAGCTTCTTTCAGTGTGTTGGGATTGTGACCTCTTGCTGTGATGATGGCAAATATTGAACCATTATTGATTGCTTCTCTGAAATCATCGAACGCAGGTCCAAGTTTAGCTTTCATGGAGTCAACCAAAAATTGTTTGTCTCCTTCAGTTCTAAAGTTTCTGAATGGATTGTTAGCAAACCCTACAATAGTTTTACCTTTATATTCTACAGGCCCCTTACCAATTTCACTTCTATATTCCGCAAAGTCTTCTGTGCTCATTCCAAACTCTTCACCATCATCCGTCTTAAGAACGATTTTTGTTGGCATATGAACAATATTATCGTCCCAATCGAACGCATAATATTTCATATCTGGACTATTAGGTTCTTTAAAACCTTCTTTAATAACTCTTAACATATTATATAAATATCCTTTTTTAATAAAGGGCGAATAACTCAAACATTCTTGTTCCGTTTTCAAACTTTCCTTTAATTCTCTTGTCATTAGGAACATTGTTTTTTTTCCCAATGTTAACACAAGATTCACAAGTTTTCTCATCACGCAGGTTAACTGCAAATACCAACCTTTTGACAGGTTCTTTGGTTTCATCTAAACTAAAAGTTAATTCTCGTTTATCCATGTCAATATTCACAGAATCAAAATCAACCTTAAGACCGACTGTTTTACTTCTTATGTTATCTAAAAATTCTTGTAAATCTCTACCAGTTACTTTAATTTTTTCTTTAGTCTTAATCGGGACGTTTGAAGTTGGTTCCGAAACAGGTTTAACACCAGACTTAGTAGGAATAGTGACAACTTTATCTTTCTGTCCTGTCGGGTTTATTTTCGAGGATTTGGTTACGTTAGGGTCAGGGTAGTATTTATTCATGATATCCTTAATTGTTGCACCATTCCACATCTCTTCGATAATCGTTGGTCTGTTTTTCCAAACAATTTCGTATTGTTTACCGAATTCCTCGATGTCTTCTTTTTTACCTTCGGTTTTTTTCAACCCCTTATACTGGGTGTCAACGACCGAGAGGTAATTATTATAGAAATTATTAATCTTTCCACTGTTAATTGCTTGTTTGATAATTTTGGCTGCGAAGTCTCTTTTATTTTCATCATTGATTATCTCCGACCTGTCAAGAGAAGGGTCGATTGCATTTGCTAAACCTGCAATCCATCTAAATTCTCTTCCTGAACTTGAACCCGCTTGGAACATAAAAGAATATATTTGAGTTCTGAATAAAGGGTCTATCTTAAACCATTGTTTTTCGGGCAAATACTTAGTAATATAATTTTTTATTTGAGTTTCAAGCACATCCCCTTTATAAGGAGTTGGAGTTGGTTTCCAAACTCCATTAACTTTACGGGCTTTTCCCATGTTACCTTCAATATCTTCAATAATTTCGTAACCCTTTGAAGGAATCATACCGTCACTATATTGTTGTTCAACTAACAACCCATACATTCTACGGATTTCATCAACTTCTGATTCACTGATAATCAATTTTTTTCCCATAACATATAAATACCTTTATTAAACAAAAATCCCCCATTTGTGGTGGGGGATTTCGAAATACTATTGATAGTATTAAATATTCTCAAACGAAGCTCCTGTTGGAGTAATGAAGAATTCGATGTCGATGAATTCTAATGCCTTCGTAGGTTTTAAGTAAATCTTACCTGTTAGTGTATTTCTATCTAAGTCTTCAGGTGAAGAAGAAACTGTTACACGGAAATCGTATAAACCTCTGTCTCTTCTGATTGAATCTAAGATTGGGTTAACACTGTCTAAGAATTGTTGTCTAACGATTTGGTCATTTTGTTCGAACAATAATCTTACAGCCACCGCTGAAATCAACTTACGAGCTTGTAACAACAATCTTCTAACGTTTAATCTGTTAAGAGCGGTATCAGCAACTTGTAAAGTTTTGTTACCCCAAATTACAGTTCCCACATCAGAGAAAGTTGCGATTGGGTTGATTCTACCTTGATATAAAGTATCTCTATCTTCTTGAGTTAGTTTAACTCTCGCTTTAACTGAATTAACAAGACCTCTTGTGTAACCCGCTGATGCGAACCAAGGGAATGCGATGTTATCAGTCAATGCTAAGTTTCTACAAACTTCACCAGTAGCTGGTAAGTAGATTTGAGTATTGTTAACTGTATCTCTTGTTAATATCCAAGGATAGTAAGTAGCTGTGTAGTTCGAATCAATTCCTGTGTTATCAAGAGAGTCTACAGCTTCTTGTGGGTAAACAATCAATTGAGGGTCTGTAGCATCTGGTGAGAACATATCGTAGTCAGGAGTCGTTGTGATATACACAGAATCCGCTCTTTGGAATTGAATCATATCGATAGCCGCCTCAACTAAGTTTGAGTTATCTACATAGTTAATTGATGCAGTTGCAAACACGTTAATGTTTGTAGATTCAGGGTTAGCGTATGTTAAGATACCAAGTAAGTAAGCGTAGTAGTCAGTGTTAGCAAAATCACTTCTGTTATTCTGAACAACAATTCTCTTGAATAAACCATCACCTGTTGCTGTTGGGTATCTTTGGTCAGGTGCGAAACCTGCTAAGAAACCTGTAGCACCTAATTGGAATCTATCTTCATTAGTTCTGAATTCTCTGTAGATATCCCATCCGTCAAATCCACCAGCAAAACAACAAGTGTATTTTCTAGCGTAGATGAAATAGTAAGGGTTCTCTTGAGATTCAGGGTCATTTCTAAATTCAGCAACTCCACATTCATAAGCCGTTTGACCACTTGTATCATAAACGTTTCCGATAGTCACAACAGTTGCACCTGAGTCCATGTGGAAACCTTTCGAAAGGTAGTTCCAAGGAATAGAATCAGTTGCTTGAGCCCAATCAGCTATTGGATTTTGTTGACCTTTATATTGTAAGAAAGAATCATCAACACCAAACTGAGTTGAGAAACCTAAATATGTTCTTCTAACCACATCACCAGGAGACTCTACTGTGTTTGAACCACCAGAGTTAGTTCCGAATGGAGGGTTATAAATAACTTCACCTGGGAAGTAGTATTTTGTTTTGTATACAATCATAGGAGAAGGATTCGACATTGAATCATATTCTCTCTGTGTATATCCATTGAAACCACAAGGTAAAGCATCTATAGGAGCTCCGTCAGCCATTTCAACCATGATGTATTTTGATACTAAAGCATACTCGCCATTTGAAGTCCCGATTCTAACACCAATAAAGTTGTTAGTTGCTGGGTCCAATGTGCAATTTGTGTATTTTTCAATTACCACAGGATTTTGGTCTGTATCAAAGAAATCTCTAACTAAAACATCAAATGTCATATTGTTAAAAGAAATGTTTGCAATTGAAACTTTTACCTCAGTATTAGCAGCATCTCCGTCTGAGATTGAAATGAATCTAAATAAGTTGTAAACTCTATTACCTCTTAACTCAGATACAAAAAAAGGTGTTTGTGGTGATTGATATTGTTGTAATTTCCAAGCAATAGTTGTAGTTGATGTCGTATCTCTAGCTTCAGGTAATGCAACCAAGTCACAGTTTAAACCTCTGATGTAACTTTGGTTAAATGCATAATTTAAAGAACCAGGATAAATTTCTTCAACAAACAAAGGAACTTCATTTCTTGATTTTCCAAAGTTATCAACACCTAATACCTTAGTAAGATACTTAGAAGATGAAGCTAATAAAGAAGTCTCGAAAGAGAAAATGTCATTATCTTTAGTCACCCCTGAAAGTAAGAAAGTTCCAAAAGGATTTTTAGTAACACCTGAATATTGGTCGTTACAAACTAACTGAACGTCAGTTAATCCAGTAACTTCATAGACTGGTCCGTGATTAAGACTTGCAGAACTATTAGTGTAAAGAGAAATACCTCTTGAACGTAAAGTTGCAACAACCATATTATTATATTCTTCAAATGCAGTTCCTGAGAACGTATAAGAGTTACCTGATACTGTTCCACTATAAACGGTTCCACCTAATGAAACTAAATTATTTACCACATAATCAAATGAATATCCTGAATAGTTGTTACCACTTGGAATATCGAAAGTTGCATAAAACCATGGGTCGTTATCTGCTGCAGATAAATCATTGAATAATAAATTAGTTGAATCACTTCCAAACGCATTAACAATTGTTGTATAACCTGATAAATTCGAATAATCAGTATCAGGAATTGACCCGTAAACAACTGCTGTTGTTGCAGACAAAGAAGGAGTATCTATTATATTACCAACGTATGTATTAAAACCTTCAGCATATGTTGAAGTTGAACCGTTTGATAACCTAAATTGAACATTTAAGTTTTGTAAAACGGGTGTTGGTAATGCTCCACTAACGAATGTTATTGTATTTGCAGATGACGAACCCGTAAAACCTGCTGTCCAAGTCGATGTTGCAACCGCTGAACTAAGACCTATTGTTGTTGGGTCTGGGTTTGCAGTTACTCTTATACTCCATGATGGACCTGCATCATATCCAGATAAACCAAGAATTCTTGTGAAGAACATTTGGTTCGACTGTTGAAGATAAGATTTGGCAATATACGCCGCTTCATATTTAGGGATTTGTGTATTCACAAACTTTTCGGGAATTGTTCCACCGAAGTAAGCTTGGAATTCATCATAGTTCGTGATAAAGATAGGTTCAAATGCAGGGCCCTTGATGGATTCTCCAACAAGACCTAATGTCGTTACACCGACACTTTGAGCCACGAAAGATAAGTCTGTTTCTGAGGTATAAACACCGGGAGAAACGTATACTTTTTGATTTGCTTGTGCTGTTGCCATTATTAAATTGTTCTAATGCAGATTTATTTTAATGATAAATATTAGTATTTGAATGAAAAAACTTGACTTTCTGATATCTATTTATAAACGGTGAGAATAAATTCTGCCTTTTTTCTACCATGAAAACAAAGAAAGAAATCAAAAACATAAAAATATCCCCTGAATCACATGATATACTAAAAAAATACTGTGATAAGAGAGGAATAAAAATTTATAAATTTTTGGAGAATCTAATAATTGAGAAGTGTAAAGAGAAAAAAGATATATACGGAGAAAATTAAACTAACTTATTTTCAAATAAAATATTACCATCCGAAGTATCATCATTTTTAACAACTTCGATTCTGAGAACGTCGTCTAAAGTAACTTGTATAAAGTTCAAATCTGTTCCATAATAATCTCCATTAATGAAGACATCAAACGAAATAATATTATTTGTAGAAATGATTGTCATGTCAACAGTGAAATCAACAATACCACTCAGAACGTTATTCCCTGAAACAAATAAAAAATTCTGACCAAACTCATCGGGGTTTTCAGGATATATTTTTCTTTTTTTCTTTTTGTTGTCAGACTGAACTTCGAATACTTGAGAAACTCTAGCAATTGCAGGTTTGACCTCAAACTCTTCTTCGTCAATCAAATAACCCAACATTGTAAAATCATAACTCTGAACATAATACTTTCTGGCGTCTAAACTCATTTGAGATTCATCAGAAACATTATTCAATATAATTGGAACATACTGACCTTTGATAAAGGTATAGGCTTGTCTTGAAGAAAACTTCTGCATAACAATTTTGTTGAGTTGATTCAACTCTCTCATTCTATTACAGATAAACTTCAAACTATAATTGATATCGACAGGAACAGGTTGAGGTATTGTATATATGTCCATACCTTGTTCGTTTCCGTTCCAAGTTGGGACCGATGCATAATAAAATTGTTTTCTATTCGGTATAGTATATTGTAGTGCGGGATTCGTTCCGAACTTAACCTCAGGACTTCTAACAACAGTAAGAAATGGTGGTGATGGGTTGTAATCCAAATCAACGAACAAAGCGGTTTCAACGTATTGAGCCCAGTTTTGAGTAGTAATGATTGTGTCTACCATAGGAACAACTTTTCCTGCGGTTACAACTTCCAACTCACCTTTAACAAAATCGAGCATCCCTCTATCCAAGTCGGCATGTAACACTGACTTAGGCAAAAACGTTCCGTCTTTATTGATAAACTCCAATAACTGTTCCCTTCTAGCAGATAATGTTTTCTTAGGGACTAACGGTAATGTCGGTTTGACTTGTTTTGGTAATGGCATATTAAAAATATTTATTCGATTACAAATATTTTATTTTTTGAGTTTATCATAACAACTTCATTTGCGTTGTATACTGGCTCTTTCGTTTTTCTGAAAACGAAACTATCATATAAATACGGATTATATGTTATTATCTCACCCACAGGTTCTTCAGGCATTTCCTCACAAGGATATTCACAAAAATCTTCTAAGATACCAATAACGAATGCATGAACATTCTTTGATTTTTCTTTCCTTACCTTTTCTT